TGGTTAAACATTGGTGATAGTTATTATAACTATAGACCTGGAAAAGGGCAAGCATTAAATAAACAATCTGTATCAAATACTAAGCAGGATTTACCAGACAAGTGTGCAAGGAGAGGTAATAAGTTAGAAGGACTAAAGGAAAAGGATCTCATTGGTATTCCTTGGATGCTTGCGTTTGCATTGAGAGCAGATGGATGGTATTTGAGACAGGATATAATATGGCATAAACCTAATCCAATGCCTGAGAGTGTGAGAGATAGATGCACTAAGGCACATGAGTATATCTTCCTGTTGAGTAAGAATAAGAAGTATTTCTATGACAATGAAGCAATAAAGGAACCAGCAAAGGACTGGGGAACCAGAGATAGAAGTAAAGGTAAGTATCATAATGAAGGAACAGGACTACAACCACATTCAGGTCTTTCTAAATCATATCCCACTAAGAATAAGAGAAGTGTATGGTCAATAACCAATAAACCATACAGAGGATCACACTTTGCAGTATTCCCACCCGACTTGATTGAACCATGTATCAAGGCAGGGAGTGAGGAAGGTGACATTGTATTAGATCCATTCATGGGGAGTGGAACGACTGCTATGGTGGCAAAATCACTAGGTAGAGACTACATTGGATGTGAGTTACATGAAGACTATGGTAATCTAATTCAGAAGAGATTGAATGATTACCGTCCAGTTAAAGAAGTGTCACAAGAACCTAGCATAAACATATTGGATATTATATAATACTAATAGTTAAAAAGGTTACTAATGAAGTGTGAAGTTAAACTCTATGTTGCTGGATCAACCTTTACTGAAGAAGTTCAGGCACGAAACTATGCTGAAGCAAAGCAGGTAGCACTTGCAAGAAATCCTAATGCTAGAGTGGTGAGTGTTAATGCAAAATTCTAATTATCAAACTTTCTATAAGGAAGAGATAAAGAATAAGACTGGTTATGTTACCAAAGATGGTACATGGGCAGCAGTATCAACTATGGAAGGTGGTAAGAAACTTGCCATCATCCATAATGGTGAGTGGGTACATACTTGCAGAAATTATGATTCTGCTAGATCATACATACTAAAAGAAAGTAGGAAATGTAAATGACTGACCTTGAGAAATGGGATCGTGCTAAGACTTTAATGTTAGAGTCATTATATAAACCAGACAGCAAACTTCGTGGTTGTGCATACAATCAAGAATGTAAAGAAGAGTTGATGGAGATAAGAGATCAGGTAATTGAGATGGTAAGAGAGATGCTTAATCCTCATGCTCCAGTAACTAAAATACCATTTGGTAAGAAGAATAATTTTAAAACTCCCACAGTTACTACACCAGCAGGTGAGATTAGTGAAACTTTAATGAGTGGAGCATTGGGTGATTATTATGCAGACAAGAGAGAGTATTAGTTATACTAATAGGCATAAATTTTTGTAAATTGTATTTGATGATACGGACACATTTCCCATAAATAATGATAGAATTAGGGATAACAAGATGATCTGAATCTTCTTTGTTATTGTAGTTTATTTGGAGACAATTATGCACAACTTAATTTCATTTAATCAACTCGCTGGATCTCAGCAAATGTATGCAGATTCACAAGATGATTTACTCACAGAATACTACGAGTGCTTGATTGACTGTGAAGACGACCAACATGTTTGTAAACGTATATGTAAGGAGGTTTTAATTTAAAACAATTAGACGTTTATTCTAGCAAACAAATGATTAAGTACCAACATCCACCTTAAAGTAATTAACTAAACCCTTGACTTAATAAGTCAGGGGTTTTATAATATATGGGTGTATGTAAAATAACAATGAGTGATGAATTTTCTATTGATATTGATAAGGCACTAGAGAGTGCTAAGACTAATGACTTAGCAGGTGGATTTGTAGATTATTATCCTAGTCCTGTTGAATCAGTTAAAGCAGCAGTTGAGAATTGTATTGACCTAGCAGGTTTAGATAAGAGAGTGATGATGGACATTTCAATGGGTGAATACACATCTTATGATTGTTATGATAGTACTGGTAGAAACACTAAAAAGATTGTAATAGAGTATGAGGAACCAAAAACAAGATGAATGAAACTAAATTCATTAGAGTATATGAAAATGTAATTCAATCAGACGTATGTAAATATATGATTGATACTTATGAGAAGTTATGGAGAGAACAAGAAGAGCAAATAAAAAGAATAAGTTTATGTTATACAGAAGATGGGACTAAGACTTGTGGTGCATGTGATTGCCAAAGACTTGATATTATGCAACACCACGAATTTAAGGAATCTTTTAAGTATGTAATTACAGCATTTCAAGCAGTCATTAAACAATATAAAAAGGATGTTGGTATTCAAGAGGGTCAATTTCCTGAGAAATATGCCTTTGAGAATCTTAGGATTAAACGCTATCTGTGTGATGATAAACAGGAACATGGAACACATGTTGATATAAACAATGTTGATAGTGCTAAGAGATTTTTATCCATTGTTTCATATTTGAATGATGATTTTGAAGAAGGTGAAACTGAGTTTCCACAATATAATTACAGAACTAAAGTATCAACTGGTAGTATTGTATTATTTCCATGTGGGTGGAACTATCTACATAAAGGAAATAAACCAAAAAATGGTTATGCTAAGTATATGTTGGGATCATTCCTAAATTATACTATAAAGCAAAACTTTAATAGAATAGGTGATAAGACATTAGGAACTGCAACATCCTGACTTGACATATTATCTAATAATGTTATACTAATTTGAGGAATGAACGTAAAATGACTAAGAGAGTATTAATCACTGGTGGTGCAGGATTTGTAGCACATCATTTAATAGGACAGGTAATCAAGAATACTGACTGGGAAATTGTTAGTCTTGATAGACTTGATTATAGTGGTAACTTAAATCGTTTGCATGATATTATGCTTACGTTTGATGCTGAGACTAGGAAGAGAGTTAAGATAGTTCATCACGATCTGAAAGCAGAGTTAAATCCATTAATTCGTAGTGAAGTTGGTGATGTAGATTATATACTACATTTGGCAGCAGGTTCTCATGTTGATCGTAGTATAGATTATCCAATGGAGTTTGTATTGGATAATGTTGTTGGTACATGTAATATACTTGAGTTTGCAAGAACACAAAAGCATAACCTTGAGAGATTTGTATATTTTAGTACAGATGAGATATTCGGTCCAGCACCCGATGGTATTAAGTATAAAGAGAATGATAGATATAATTCTACTAATCCATACTCTGCTACTAAGGCAGGTGGTGAGGAGTTAGCAGTTGCTTTCCATAACACCTATGATCTACCAATATACATCACTCATACTATGAATGTATTTGGTGAGAGACAGCATCCAGAGAAGTTTATCCCTATGTGTATCAAGAGGGCAAGAGATGGTGAAGTTGTTACTGTTCATAGTGATAGAACTAAAACAATAGCAGGTAGTAGGCATTATATACATGCTGAAGATGTTGCGTCAGCATTACTATTCTTATTAGATCATAAAGGTGAGTTTGAACCAACATGGGGCAATGCTAAGTGTCCTAAGTTTAATATTGTTGGGTCGGAGGAGTTGAATAATCTTGAGTTAGCACAAATTATTGCTAATGCACAAAGTAAAGAACTCAAGTATGAAATGGTTGATTTTCATTCATCAAGACCAGGACATGACTTGCGTTATGCCTTGAGTGGTGATAAAATGAGAGAACTTGGTTGGGTTCCAGCAAAATCTGTTAGAGAACGGATAGCACAAGTAACTCAATGGACACTAGCAAATGAGAGGTGGATTAAACTATGACACTCAGAACATACACAATCGAAAAGAAGAATGACCAGCACAATCAAGAGTGGAGTTGGGATGAAACTCCTGAAGTTGTTGAGGCATTAAAGAAACTCCATGAGAGCAGTAAAGAAGATTAAAGGCATACTATTCAACATACATGAAGCAGTATGGTGGGTAGTTGCTGAGATTGAGGATTGGTTGTATCCATATAAGGATAGACTCACACCAGAAGAGAGATTTGAAATTAGAGTCAAAGATTATAATACTGGTGAGGAGTATATGGTTGAGCAAGTTATTCAGGCATTGAATGATAAGGTTGATAGACTTCAAGATCAAATGATGGATGTCAATTCTCTACTCCAAGAACATGAGAGAAAATTGCAATTTAGAATAAGAGCAAAACAATCAAGTCCATCTGTATCAGGTAAGGTATCAAATGTCTAATATTAGTCACGTTAATAATCTCTATGATGAAATGTTAGTCATAAGAGATCAATTACTCAATAGAATTGAAATACTTGAGGATGAGGTTGAGTATTTAACTCAGGAGAATATGTTTTATTCTAAGCATTTATACCAGTTGGAACGAGACATAGATACTATAGTCGCAAAAGTATCTCAAGTCAAGATTAATGAATCTCAAAAAAGCAGCAAAGAAATTATTAAAGAGGGCAAAGAAACACCCTGAGTGGTATAGTAAGGAGGATATTAGGTATGCTAAAAGGGTTAAGAAACGGATTAAACATGAAGAACAACAGTCTAAAGATCGACCAGAATAATGATGGGTCATTTACAGTTGAGTGGGATAAACAAGATCCTGAGTGGAAATGGATGAATGACTTGACATCTAAGGAGATACAAGTTATGATAGAACAAGCAGTTAAACTTGACAATGAACAAAGACTCTAAAGACTATTCTGTCACTCAATTACAGACATGGATTGCAGATTGTATGGAGTCTGGGGCAACACCTAAAGAAATATATGATTCTATTATAGAGACTGTTTTTAGGAATACAAGGTATCATAAGGCATGTTATGAACAAGGTAGAGAACTATACGAGTTATTATCACAACGCACATTTCTTGAAAGTGTTACTGGTGGTGCAGATGATATTAGATATGAGTTTTCTAATTTTAATTTGGAAGATTTTAAATTAGATTCACCTGCATTGCATGATAGAATACAGGAAGAATCTCCATATAATGATGGATGGACTAGGCAGCATTATAAGGAAATGAGACTTGAGAAAGAGAGAGCAAAACTTGAGGATCAAATGAGTTATGATGATATGATTAAGGCAGGATATGAGATGACTGCTGATGGATTTTGGATACCAAAGGAAGAGGATGAAGAAGAAGTTGATACATAATAAGTATTAAGTTATACTATCTAAGTCTAAAGACAATCTAAAATTTATAGATAAAAGATATAACTATGTTATAATATCAACACATACCTTAGAGAACCAATGTTTAATTTAGACGAACGATACCAATCTTATTTGACTGGTGATAAGAAGTTGAGGATAGATGGTGTAGATGAAAGAGTAGTTGCGTATGGATATACTGACGATGGAAGTAATATTGATGGATATTACTTGACAACAAAGAATTATAGGTTAAACTATACATTGGAAGGCATATTTCTTAGAATGACAGCAATTAGAGAGGTTGTGGAAGTCTTCTGAAATATATAATATGAGGTAATTCAATCAATTATGTCCAAAATTAAGCACGATTTAGAGCATGAAGTATATCTTGATCCCAAAGATGGGAAAGAGCATGTTAATCATGGTATGTTAGAGTATAGTGAGGCAGATTTGAGAGATGTTCATGCAGAGTATGAAGAATATCACAAAAATGATGAGGTTGATAAGAATGATGCCACTATTAATGACTGGCACACTAGGCATGAGGATAAACATTTAGAAGTATATTGTGATAATCACCCTGATGCAATGGAATGTAGGGTGTATGACGATTAAATAAGTGTAACAAGACCCCACATAGGGGTCTTTTTAATGGTATAATACTATTAATTACACATTTACACAATGTTTCCAAGAGAATTGGTTGAAGCAGTTGAGTATTTGAATACATTAATTATTGCAATTAGTGAGAACCATGAGGATGGTAGAGTTAATAGTATTGATGATGAGGATACCATTATTGATCTTTTGATCGAAAGATATGGTGACAATGTAGAGAAACCTAAAGCAAGATGCTGGTGGGATCTTAAACTATTTGGTTATCCTATTAATATTAAATCATCAAACTTTAAATCAGGTGATAACTTTTCATCTAAGTTAGCATTATTATATGCACTAACAGATATTCCAGAAGAAGAGATTAAAGCAAACTCATGGAAATCATTTCAAGAAAAACTAAAAGAACATAAAGGTGAAAACAATAGAGATTATTATATCATTGTTTTAAGTAAATTAGATGGAAAAGTATATCTACAATCTCTTAAATCTTTAAGGAAAATCAATTCTAATGGTAATAATTTACCTTTTCAAGTTAATTGGGGCAATAACACAGAACCAGTAGAAAGAACCTATTTACAAGCATACAATTTTTTGATAGAATGTTACAAGGAATCAGTAAGGAAAAAGATTACATCGCATGATGGATTTGAAGAACTATAATATACAATTAGGTGATTGTTTAGAACTAATGAAACAGATTCCAGATGAGTCTGTTAATTTAATATGCTGCGATCCACCCTACGGCACAACATCTATCAAGTGGGATTCTGTACTTGATTTTGGTAGAATGTGGGAAGAGTATGGTCGTATCATAAAACCTAAAGGTGTGATATGCTTATTTGGTTCTCAACCATTTACATCACAATTAATATGCTCTAAGTTAGACTGGTTTAGATATGAATTAGTATGGAATAAGAATAAGTGTGGAAGTCCTGGACTTGCTAAACATAGACCAATGAAAACACATGAGAATGTAATAATATTCTATAAAAATGCTGGTGGAACATATAATCCACAGATGGAGAAGGGAGAACCATTTAAGAGACAGAGTAAGAACCCAGAAGGTTATGTAAGTAAAAGAAATCCTCATGGTTATGGTCTTAAACCTGTAAAGGGATTTGAGAATAAAGGAACACGTTATCCTAAGTCAATCTTGAATATATCAAGAGACTTCTCTGCACAACAGCAAGTACATCCAACACAGAAACCAGTACCATTAATGGAGTGGTTGATTAAAACATATTCTAACAGTGGTGAGATGGTCTTGGACAACTGTATGGGGTCAGGATCTACTGGTGTTGCATGTATGAAACTCAATAGACAGTTCATAGGTATGGAGACTGATCTTGAGTATTATAAGATAGCAGAGGAAAGAATCAAGAATACTGGCATTGATATAGACAGTTATTAAACTGGCACACAACCCCTTCACAAGGGGTTTTTTAATGGTATTATATAAGAGTGGAAAACAAACGAGGTTCTCAACTACTCTGACATTCATCTTAATTAGACTTCGCAAAGGAGTTAGGATAGATGATAAGAAGCAGAGACATGACGTTGGGGTAATCATACACAGATACCGTCCTCAGTTTTGTTTTCCTTCACCACATTACAAAGTGTCACATCCGAGGTTGTATCACGATGTAAAACTGCTACAATACATTTGTTGGGGGATAAGAGAACGAATCGGATTAAGTTCCTCTCCTCTTATCCATCTGATATGTGGTTCTACTGCCCCGATTAAGTTTGGGGGTTCAGGTGTAAGCGATTCCCAGTAGGTAAATTTGGGCATATAGGTGAAACCTATGTCGATTTGCCCCACTC